AAATTAGCCAACTTGCTACTGCAGTTGAAGTTTCTATGTCAAATCTATCTTGTTTGATTTTTAACTTATCTTTAAGCCAATTCCATGTGTGATCATTAAACTGCCACAAACCTTTATCATAGGAATTATCTTTATTTTTATTTACTGCATTAGGATTTCCTCTACTTTCGCAATAGGTAATTCTTAAAGCAGTTTCAATATCATCATGGTCAAAATATTCACTAAATAAAGGTATATATTCTTGCATGTGCATAATGATTTCATTTCTATCTTTACAAGAAAAATACTGATCTAATTGATCCAATGAAATTGGAGATGACAAAACACAAGTTAAAATCAGACTTTCTAGCAAAGCTTAATTTACTTGTTATCTTGATCAGGCATTAAGTCTTTCAGCATTGTTATACCTACTTTTAGATCCTCGCTAAACCAAGTATCATTTTCAATATAAATAACTTTAGCTTTTAACCCGTCATTTTCTATACCAACTAATTCTTTAGCCATATATACCTAATTTTATTTTAATCTTATATTTATGACAAAACAAGTTATAAAAGTTTAAGGTTATCCCAACCCTTTTCATTAATTGTAAAACTAAGGACTGCAGGGTGGCTCCATAAACCTGTTCTTTCTGTAAAATCTATACTGCGATCAAGCGAAGGTGCTTGAAACCATGCTCTATCTCCCTGATATTTTGCTCTAAAATGGTGGTAATGTCCTGTTACAAGTATTTCTGCACTTCCAGAAGGCAAAAAACCATACATCTGTCCTTTCCACCAATTTTCTATCTTAACTTCAGGATTACTTCCTGAATTTCCTGTCATGTGGCCATGTGTCCAAGCAACTTTTTTGCCTTTTATTTCTAAAACCTGATGAAAACCTTCAGGAATTTCAACTTTTACTTTTTTATATCTTTCAGGATTTGCCTGCATAATTTCATTACAAATTTCTAAGTGCATTGTATCGCTATTATCTAATCTGTTAGTAAATACTTGACCTTTAGAACTTCTGCTCATTTCTCCATGGTTGCCTGGTATTCCTGCAAGAATAATTTTATCTGCATAAGGTAAAAAATTATCTACTGTTTTCATGATCATATTTCTTGCTAATGCGTATTGCTCAATTAGTGACAATTCAACTGAAAAAGGTTGGCTGTCAAAAAATGCGTTTGTGCAATTTTCTGTAAGATCCCCAAGCCCAACTAAATAAATTTCATCAATTAAAACACCTGATTTCCTAAGCTCTTTTACTCTATTAATTGCGTCTTGTAAAGCGACATCATATCTTTTAATCGTATTTTCTACTCCATAATCTTTTTTTCCAAGTTGCCAATCAGCCATAAAAAACATAAATGCAGTATCTCCTCCAAGTGTTTGTTTTTTTAATGGTAATTTTTTCTTTGTATGTCGCAGTAACTCGGCCACATATTTATCGTGTCGCGGATTTTTTTTCTTTACAATACCTTTAAAAGCATAAAAAGTTTCTGTTTTTCCACCTTTAAGTTGAACTTCCCAAGATGAAGTCTTTACTGCACCTTCTATTTCATATATTGAGGGATCATAGCCCCAATTTCTAAGTATTTGATCATATTTGCTTGAATATTCAGGATCAGTTCCAACATGTGTTATTTCGCCTTTTCCTGCTTGTTCATTAACTTCAATAGAAGGTTGCCAACCTGACTTATAGAAATTATTTCCCCAGTCTGATTTAGGTGTTTTTGTCATTAATCTAAGTTTAAAGGATTTTTAATAAAAATCTTTAAATTTACATTAAAACTGTAATAAGAGTTGCTATTGATATTCCTGCAATTATCCAACCATAGATCTCTTGTCGTGTTGGTCTTGTTGCTAAATCTTTTTGTATTTGATCTAGTTTCTCAAATATTTTTTCAATATCAGCCATTAATGACTTTATCATTTCTTTTTGAGTAAAATTATGCTCGGCCATAATTGCTACAATGTAATTCACAACCACAACAAAGATAATTACAGTTACACATTACCCACCTAATTTAATCAAGATTTCAGTAATTGCTGAATTTAGCTCTTGTTCTCTCATGGCTAACTGTATTAGATCATCTTTTGTGTCTTTTATTTGCACCATTAATACTGCAACTTCTTGTTGTAAGTCATTAACTGTTTTAAATAACCACGCAACAAGTCCTGCAAGACCACCTTGTAATATTTGATTTAGATTTACTGTTGCTTTCATTAATCGTCAAAGTTTGCTTTTGGTTTATACTGTTCCAAAGCATGCTGAATAACTGTAATAAATGAAGTTAAAAACGCAACTCCAACTAATTGGATAATTTCTGCGTCAATAATTCCTGAACTGTTTGCTAACCATAATGAAATTGCTGATTGAAGTCCTGTTCTAAATGCCTTCGCAAACATAAACTTCCAATATGCTTTCCAATTTTTCTTTCCAGCCATTATTCTTCCTCGTTCTTTCCTATTTGTACTATTTTATATTTTTTACATTTACGATTATTGCACAAAAAAGTGCCATTTACATAAACAAGAGTGTGTTTGCACGAAGGGCATGATATTCTCAAAAACCTCCTAAATTATATTCTTGTTCTCCATTTTAGCATTTAGTATCTTGAGTTCGCCATTAATCGCAGATAATTTTTCCCAAACCATTTTAGCACTTATCATTTCATCAGTTAATTTATTACTAACACCATTAAGGCCTTTTTCAAGTTTTGCTAGATCAACTATTTCAATAGTAACTTTTTCATTATTTAGTAAAGCATCTCTAATAATTGGATAAACCCTTTTATATGCCTGTGTAGATTTTCCACCAAATCCGTCTTTTACAAGTAAATTATTTTCTTGATTATCTGAAACCAATATACAACCCGAAGTATGCTCATCAGTATTTCCTGTATGGATCAATATGTAGTCAAAATTAGGCACATTTTGTAATTCAAGCATGCCTTTGTGAAACGCAGGGCCATATCTTGAAGTGTATTTTGTATGAAAACCACCAACAGTTCTAAACTGTATTTCATAAATACCTAATGGAATTGCAGTCTCATGCTTTACTTTAATTTCTCTTTGTTCGTCTTCTAAGGTGTAACATGCAAATTCATTATTAATATAAAGAATTCCGTTTGTACTATCTGCTTGACTTGATATTCTATAAAGTTTTAATTCCATTATTCAGGTTTAGGATTATCAGCTTTAACTTGTGCAATATGATCACTCCAAGTTGTTGTTCCATTGACACTATCCCAATATTGCATATCTAATTGGTCTGCAATAGATCCATAAGCTTCTTGTCTTGCCTGAATATATCCAAAATTATAATCATCAAGTAAAGAGTTTTTTCTATCCTCAATAGCTTGTTCATAATCAGAATTTGTAAATTCTAATCTTTCCTTATTAACTTGTTTATATAATGGCTTAGCGTCCTCAATTTCTTGGGTTGCTTGAGCCAATGCTTGTTCTTCAGTCATATCTCTCCTATCTTACTATATATTTCTTATACTTACTTCTTTAAACATTTCTATTTTTTCAAGCCATACAAAACAAACTGACCTGCACTTATATTTCCACTATCTTGAAATAACTGTATTCCATCTGTAGCTTGTGCAACTGTTAAAACACTACCACCCTGTCTGCCTCTTAAATATCCACTAGCAGTTCTGCCTGTTGTTTCCATAGTTACAAAAGAATATTCACTAGCATTATTGAAATTAAACAGATATAAAACACCATTAGATATTTCCCCTGTTCCTGTTCCTACATCATTTAAAGTTAATTTATCCAAATTAGTAGCTGCTAAATTAGTAAATGTATTATCTGCTTGTAATCTTTTAAAAGCAGTATCATAATTAGAACTTGTATCAGCAGTTCCTGAAACTGTAAATCTTAACCTAACTGCAATACTATCAGTATCACTTGTATAGTTATTGTATCTAACCATATACACATCATAAGTGCTATCAATACCTGTTAAAGTAACACTTGCAGTTGCTGAACTAACTGTTGTTTCTGCTATTTTTATTAAGCTACCTGCCATTATTTAACTCCATATACACTTGCTTCTACAAAATCTATATTTGATAATTGAATTTGTATTCCTGAATTAGATTGAGCAACCTTATGAACTCCAATATTTTTTGAGCCACCTAAATTTGAATACCAATTAACAGTATGTCCTGCAACAAAAGTATAAGATGAACTTGAAAATGGATTATATATAGTAAGTTTTCCACCTGTGTTATAGCTTCCAATATTTATCAAACCAAAAACATTTGATAAATTTGTTGAATTTGTATATCTATTTTCCCCAAAAGCACCACTTGGACTAAACATTAATCCTGCACTATCATAGTTAGAAGTGCTATCAGCACTACCATCACTTGCTTTTAAAAATCTAAAATTTAAATAAGCATTACTACTCAAATCTATTTTTGGTATAAACAATTCATAAACATCATATTCTGCTGAAAAACAATCTGCAATATCAATAGTGTTTACACCACCACTAGCAGTTACAGATTTTATAAATTCTAAATTAGTAGCCATTATGAATACCTTATTCCATATAGACT